GTCTAGTCCACGGGCCGGTTAGATTGCCGTTACCATTATGACCGCGCACTTCAAAAAGTACGGATGTTGCTGGGGCTGTCACGATTTCAGTAGTAAAATTTTTAGGGACTATGCCGGATGTTACTACCGGCGCACCTGCGCCTATTGTTACGCGCATGTCATAGGTTGGTACATCCGTCCCCAGCCATGCAGTAGAGTCGTTCCACGTTAGATTTGCGGTGTAATTATCGGCAAAGGCTAGAGCCGGAAGAAAAAGCAGTAAAGCAAGCAAGATTTTTTTCATTATGAATTTTCTCATGGTAGGGTTATTGGTATGTGGTACGTTGTTACGAGAACCTTTATAGTATTATATCGATTATCTGTCAATAGCGCTCTGGTATGAGCGTCAATGATCAAATCCTGAATATCCTGCCAATACTCGCCCTGTATGGCCAGGAAAAATGCTGCATAGGGTAAATTGGTTTGGGCAATGTTGACTATCCCGCCAAGCCCAGCTTTTATTGCGTCGCTAAAACCCTTTTTATCCGGTATAACAGGTGGCATAGGAGGTGTTGGAGGTGATATTGTAATTACATTATTAACTAATAATAAATCAAATCGTGAAAACCATTGCTGGTCAGTTAATATAAATGCATTTGCAGGGATTATTGCATCGTCAGATACTTCAAACGCCGAATCAATGCGCCCATTTACATCAAAAAATATATATCTCATAATTTTTGTAATATTACAGATGTGTAAACTTCTGATATGCCAAAGCTTACCGGAAGACCAAATCCAGCGCCAGCGGCTACCGATGTTGCCGTCACAGAGCATTGATGCTGGATTTCAAAAGTTTTTGCAGCAGCTATTGTAAATATACCATTTATTATAGACCGTGTAGTAACATTTTCGTCGTTTGGCGAGGCATATTGATTATTGTCCTCACTGCTACCTGCCAATGTTGTAGTTGCATCCGTAATGTTTTGCAAACGGGCCTGGTGTAGTTCAGAGCTGCTGGCTGGGCAATTGGCATTTATCAGATATGTCCCGGCCTGCAACGTAATTTGATTGCTCGCTAACGATACTATACTGGTAGGGTCAGTCAACGTATTTAAAGTACGCGTGCGCCACGCCCCTGCTGTAAAAGTGCCGCCACTTGTTCCGCTGGATTTTTCGTCACGTATTGTAGCAATTCTTGGCGCACCTGCCAATTTTAAATTAGCAAGAAGCGTTGCCGTAGTCCCATCATCAACAGAATTTGCTCCTGATCTATCAGCTATAAATTGAGCCAATACAGCGCTCATGATAGAATGTTGTCGAATCGCCTTATTAAGCTTTTCTTTTGTCAGAATTCCAGCAGGGAATCCGTTTGCCAGCACGGCTGCATCCGCCGCAAAAATCGCTTGTGTTTCGACAAATGCGCCACCTCCGCCAGCTATTGTTAAAAAATCATTTGTTGCCATAATTTAACCTATGTTAAAATTGTTTCGAGTGATCCGGAATCAAGTCCGGCAAGTAAAGAATTTTGATAATCCAATGCAAAAAATGGTGCTGTTGCCGGAACTGGCGCTATATAAGCGGTAATTTGTACGCCATCCGGTCTAATGTCAAAATATCCACGAGTCAATAATCCTCGTATTAATGGCGTAGTTAATCCCGCAATGCCTATCATCATTGTCATGTCGTTTCCATCAACAATGACAATCGTATTGGTTGGAAATGCCAATTGTAATTCCGCCAAACCTTTTGGAATACTTCCGTCCCAATTATTTAACGCAATTTTAGCATAAAGGCATTGCCGATAGGTAGTGTCATCCAACACCGTAACACCGCCAAAATCATAAAGCCCAGCAAGGTATCCAAAATCAAGACCTAGGTTAACATCGTCCAAAGAAAAAAACGAGTTATCAATAGCCGGGTGGATATTTCGACTAAATCCTATCCATTCCCCGACAAAATCAAGTTGCTGTCCAACTGCAACATCAACATCAAATAATGCAGGCATGGTGTTGATAAGCTGCGTATTGGCATCAATTATGCCAGTCAATTCAGCTACAATTGCCTGAAATTTAGGCTTTTTGTGTTCCGATGTTATTAAGAGTGTATAATCTGTCATACAAGAGTTATTGTTACTTCTGCAAGAGCTAGACTCATCAATCCGTTAAACGGACATGCTACATCGGCTATAGATTGACCCCCACCATTAAGACCAAACGCTATACTGATCAAATGATAGGTTGATCCTATAGCGGCCGCCTGCGCAGAGGTTAAATAAACAGCTTGTCCTATTGCCAACCCTGTAATAAAATCAACCAATCTTTGTGCTGCATTATTTCCATCCAATGTCGTATAGGCCGTCAACGGATGTAACGATATTGTAGCAGTAAGAACCTGATTCGATGCTACAAAAAAGTTTATAACATTCGGGTGATTTCCGACAAGTATGGTTTCTGTAGTCGTTCCGTATGTATTCGTTCCTGGTGTTTTACGATTAGCAATTGCTGTGGCTATGGCTACCGGATCGCCACCGGATGTAACGACTGATATGCTGTGTTCTGGTAAACCATTGCTATCAGTCGCACCGGTAACATTTTCGTAAACCTCACCCTTTATTACGCCTGCAACATTTAAGACAGACGCTTTAACCGCTTCAATAACAGCCAATGCCGGGAAAGCTACGCTTATTTTTTGCCTGATTCTCAAACCATAATCAGTTTCAACAGGATTTCCAAGTGTGGCATCGGCTGGATTTGTAACTGTCTGCCATCCTCGTGTAGGTGTAGCTATTTGATTTAATGACCCTGCAACCGCCGGAACTGCTCCTAACGTTTGGCATGTTGCAAGCACTGTTATTGATCCTCCAAACGGTATTGTCACAGATGCAGGAAGATCCCAACTACCGCTATTACCGGAAACTACGCCATTATTTATAATCGTACCAGCCTGGCCTACAAGGGTTACATTGGCGGTAGAATTTGAAGCTACAAGCCTGCGTATACCATTTATTTTAACCTGATTTGATAGTCCATTGCCTATGGCAAAACTTAGGCTATAGGAGTTATAAACAGCCACAGCAGCAGCGTTATTATCGTTAAATGCCGATGCCAGAATTGCCAACAATTGCCCGTCCTGACTATCAGGATCAATATATGCAGTTGAACCAAATGCCGCCAAATAAGCATTTTGCAGTGCCGTCAGAATATCAACGAAGGTTGGTGCATGGATGCCGGTACTATCTATTACGCAAGATGCAGTGCTCATAATGGTATCGCCAATTTAATTTGTCCGTAAAGCGTGTTTAAAGTACATGTTGTTATCAAATTTCTGTCTCGGTCAACGACGGATGAGTAATTGATTATTTCGGTAACTCCCTTAGTACCCAATATGCGCGCTTTTATCTCTAAATCATATTGTGTATTATGGCCAAGGATATTCTGCATGTAAGGCGTACCCTCTGATGTGTCCATAAACCATTCTCCGCGCCATAGTTTAAGGCGAGTCAAAACTGCTTGCCCTACAGTTTCCGGCGTATTTTCAAGAAACACTCCAAGCTGATAATCTCCATTTTCATCCAATTTTCTGTATTTCATACCGGCATTCCTGTATTTCCACCACCTGTCGTAACTCCTGAATGCAAATGCGTTTTCAAGTGTTTTCCTCCGCCAATAACATCCGTTGTCGCGGTCAATGTTTTGTCCACCTGTACGTCACCAGTAATATGCACATCCCCGGTAATCGTAGTTGTGGGCGCGGTAATGTTTACGTTACCTGGTACAGTCATAGTTACGGCGTGTGTAGTTGGGTTCAACTCAATGAATGCATTACCGTCATCACTCCGAATTTGAATTGCCGTAACACTAATATTTTGCAATACACGCGGAACTGATCTAAAGCCAAGTAACACAAAGCCATCCGATAAATCATGTAATCTTAATTCAGCCTGTGGTTGCACACCACTTGATTGCCACCAAGCATCGATACATCTTGAAGAGAAAACAATCAAGCATTCATCCCCAAGATTGATTGGAAATGTAATTGTGCAATTACCACCGGACGGAAATTGTATAGGGCAATCAACAAGCAAGGGAAGAGTAGTATGTTTTTTAGTACCGCTTGCGTCAAACAAAACAGCCTGGATTGCAGGCTGCACCGTGCAGGTCATTTTCAATGGATCAAATGTTTGAATAATACCAGGCAATGCCGTCCAAATGTTAGCCTGTTTCGCGCTAAACTCCATTTGTCCATTTTCAAAATCATTGCCAATCAGCTGTCTAATATCCATTAGAATTTCTCATATCTGATTTGTGCCGGTGAGGTAGTAAAATCTCCAGAAATACCTACCATGTCCGTATACCATTCCTGCCCTCGAGTGTCGCCGCTATGCGTGCAATAAAGCACCTTATAAACGCCATCCTTATCGATAGGCGGTATCCATTCATTGTTTACCTCTGC